TGGCAACAGACGATCCAACTAAAATTCCATCGCCACTAACGGTTTGACCAACCGCTGTGTCGGAATTCGAATCACAGGTAATCGTTTTGGTTGAGAATGTTAACTCAACGGTGTCTGGCGTTGTTCCAACTTTGACATTATTACTGATCGTAAACGAAGTCACAGAAGAACCGTTTACTGTTGACACTGTAGAACCGCTTGTAATCCCGTCCCCAGAAACATATTGGCCCACCTCTATAGAGCTGTTCGCTGAGCAGGTTATAGTTTCGCTACCTGTTGTTGTCACGCAGGAAGCATCTGTGTGGTAGGTCGTGTCACAGGTGGCGTCGGTGAACGGACTGATAGGCTCTTCAGCGGCGCTGTTATAATATAAGTAACTCTTCTTCGCGTTTGGCAGCGTTGTGTCGTTGTCCACCACCAGATTCCCGTATATTTTTTTATCTCCTGCGCTGGCCGCTGTTGTTACTGTAAATGTTGCTGTGTCTGGGGTAACGCTCCACTTAACAATATCCCCAACCTCTAGCGATGTTGGGGTTCCAGTTGTGTAGCCATTATTAGCGTCGCCGCCTCTAACTTCTATTCCAGATGAAGTGTAGTTACCGGGAGCGTACCCAGCAGATTTATTAATTGTTATCCCCTGCGTGTCGTTGGTTCTATACCAAACAAATTTATATGGTGGTGTTCCGCCCCTAACCTGAACCATGAACGGGGGGTGAGTCACTGACTCTGGTTGGTAAAAAAGACCAGTTGCCCCCGGCACAGGGATTGAGTTCGGTACGTAGACATTAGAACTCTGCCTTCTTATGTTTATATGGTTCCCGGAATTCCCCGGGTTCTCTTTTACAACATTGCCAACAAGCATTAATGATAAGCCGACAATTTCATCAGGCTGAACATCCCTATGTGAACTCCCCATTGTTGATATGGTAAACGTACTTCCCGCTGTTACATTCCCACTTACATCTTCTGATGCGGCTGTAATAACCGTAATGGTTGCATTAGTAGAATCAGTATCCCCTGCTGGGTTAACGACATTTATTTTATAAACGTCTCCAGTCTGCGCAACCGAGATACCCTTGACCGTAAGCTTGCTGTAATAGTAACCGGGAACCGTGCCTATCGGGGCAAAGAAACCATTTTCTATTAATATAGTTGTCCCGTTGGCTGTAACATTGACACCATCCTTGACCCAGTTTGAAGCAGTCGCTGATGTGCACCACCTAGACTCAAGAACAAGATTATCTCCAGCAGTTAATGTCTGGCTTTGTGGGTGAAGCGTGAAGGTCGGATCACCCACTGTTTGGTTGCTCGCCAATGTTGTTGTAGCGAAGTTGCTTGTTACTGTTCCATCTCCATTTGTTATAATGCACCTATATTGATAGTCGGATTGGGGAGACCCAATATACCTAACATCTGAAATCTTGGGGTTTGTTATCACAAATGTCTTTTCTGTTGCCCCCGCTATTGAAACAGACGCTGGGCCTCCTTCTGATGACTTTTTCTTTTGCCATTGATAACTAAATGGTTCTCTGCCTGTCGTCTCTACTGTAAAAGTAATTGCACTTGTGTAGTTCGAGGCGTCACACGGATTTGCGTTTATATTAGAAACATCGGCTGGATGTGCAGTGACAACCGGGGGCCTGTCGCTCGCAGGACAAACAGGAACTGCGGCTGCAACTCCAGTCTGAACAATCTTGTTGTCTTTTATGCCTCCCTGTATAGCAGCCCATGTTCCAGCTGGGCTTGCACCCTCACATGTCGCCTTGGTTTTGTAAGCGGGATTACTGCAAACACCTGCAGAGTCGTCTTCTTTCGTTATCACCTCACCCTTGTTGTAAATAATTCCAGATGCGTTGTGCATCCAGTCTACCAGTACAGGCCGAACGTCTGAAATGGTTAACCTATATATTCCAGACTCAGCCATATAGAAGTGGGCATCCCCAACCGCAACTAAAGTGTCCTCGTAATATGGGGTGTTCTCCCCTTGGTAAATCTGCTTAAAGACAAACAGGTTGGCAGAACTGACGAGTGAGCACCTCCATATACTGCGTTCCTTGTAAATGATAAGATGATCACCAAGAACAGCCATACCTATAATAGCCTCGCCAAAATCTCCTACTACTTGTTGCCCCGCGAGAGATGCCGTTGCTGGATAATAGCTTGTTGCATCTATATAATCCGACCACTGAACCTTTGAAATTTGTTGTGTTGAGTCTTCCTCTAGATTCCCTAGGAACATGAACCCCTTGTACTCAGACAAATGGTTGGCCTTTTTTATTTTAAGCCTCACAAGGTCTGGTATCGTTTGAACCAAGTTCTTATCAGCTCGATCTGGGGTGTTATCAAAGAACCAAAAGAGTGGCTCATCGTAATTGTTTGTAAAAACAATATTGTTACCTAGTTGCGCTGCTTTAAACTTGGTTGTGGTGTAGTCAGTGTTAATGCCCTCCGCATAACCAACACCCCCGTTATCCCCAATGATAACCCAGTTTCTGGCCCTTTGACTTAACGCATATATCCTGCTCTTCGATGCAGCAACAAGCTTTCTTGCCCCACCGCCGCTTTCAAATTCGAACAGCATGGTAATGGGCTCGGTGATGACATTGGTCGGAGACTCTTTTGAGCCAAGCTGATCATGGAGATCACTATTGTTTGATATGCTCCATGTACCGCCAGCGGCAACGCAAGCTGCCTGTGTTGTCTTAGATGTGTCAGTACAGACACCATAGTTCCCGTCATCAAACAAGGGTTTGAACCCTGCGGCCCTCCTTAATCTTCCAGCACCATCAACCCTGAAATTCTTTACATACCTGAACTGATTGTTAGGTAAAAGGTCAAGGGGGGTTGCAGAGTTCATAGGCCCTGTCAAAGGGCTTATATGAATATCCTTGAACTTTGGGAGCCTAGGCATTTTACGCAGTCGAACTATAGACGTTTGAATAAATTAAAAACCGAACCACCAACCCCGGCTGTACAACTGGAACGGCTTGTCCCCCACCAGTGTCTTTAGAAACTGTTTCGACGTTACTTATCCCAGCAAAGCTTGGCCCATCCCCAAAATGCCTCACCCGCTTTCCGTCTGGGCCTTCCTGCCCGTCGTGCCAAAGCTTTTTACCCATAGAGTCTGGGTTGATATGGTTATGAGCTGGAAGCTGATCTTCAGAAATTATCACTGTCTCGGAACCAATTGCCGATCCAAGACCGTAGGTTGAATATCCAGCCAACTGTGATGCCCCATCATTTACACCAATTAAAACATGAGCGCGCATGTCTGGAAGATTAAATTGCGTCCCGTTGCCATCTCCGTTCCCGTAGGTCGTTGATATGGCTGCATAAAGATCTGGAAAATCAGCCTGCTCACGGGCTGACCCATTGCACTCAAGCCACCCATCTGGGGTGTCACCTCTTGCCGTGGACTTAATGTCTCCAGCTGACCACACGCCTGTGTTGGTCATCATGTCCTGTACAAATCCCTTTGATGGGTTCCCGTCTGCATCCAATATGTAGTTGGCTAAATCATATAGCTTACTTGGCAGGCTAAGCAGCACGGCCTTGAACCTATCACATAACGTCGCCGACGAGGTTAGGACTAGGTTTGAAAAATCACTGGGTTTTACTGGTGATGCCATTTTTTATTCTCCACTTTCTATTATGTACTCTAAATTAACAATAACCCCGAGGGCGTCCTTAACAAAAAGACGCGCCTCGGGGCTAGCATTAACAGCGTCTTTGAATCCTTTAGGGTGTGCCTCTGTCAGGCTTCTCGACGAGTCCAGCTTCGTCACCACGCACCCTGTCATGAGGGTGAGCAATAGCATCAGCAATGGCCGAATCAATATGGTCGAGCTTATCTTCACGCCTTCTCTGGGCTTCCGCCCTCCTAAACACTTTCTCAATAGAATCAGCCAACCCCCTCAGTGCTGGGATTGCCCTTAATATTGCTAAAAGGACTCCCACTTAATCTTCGGAAGCTGCCACCTCGGCCTTCTTAACACCGTGACGCAGGAACAGAGCCAACAGACTGGTGATAATCACATTGATCGCTGCACCCATCTCTAGTTCTCCTGTGAAGTACCCAGCGACACCGCCGACAACTCCAGTTACCGCAGTCCAAGTTGTCTTAGACTTAATTATACTTGTAGGTTTTGTTTCTTTTGGCATATCTATTTTTTCTCCTTTAATAGTCTTTGTAGTTTGATACTGACATACGCCAGCGTCACCAAACTAATGAGCAACTTGACACCGATGTCAATGTGCTCAACAAAATGATTACCCACCCCAACCACGCTTGCAAATAATATTTTGATGTCGTCAAATGAAACTCGCATCGGTAAATTGGGGTGAGCATGTGGGGGAACTATCCCTGTTTTTCTTCGGGCATTGCGATACTAACATCGCCGCCCCCTCCTTCAGCCTTTTGTGCTTCTTGCACAAAGGTCATTAAAGACCGTGCTGAATCGGTGACTACCTGATGATCTCTCGCAGGGAGTAGGGCCGATTGTGCCGCTTGGAACAATACGTTTACCTGCTGCTGCGCCGCCTCGAACTTATTTACTTCGTCCATAACGAGCCGTTATTCTATATGCTTTTATACTCAGGTTCAAGTATTCCTTACCCCTCCGTGGCCACTTCCTCAACCACCTCCTCAACCACTTCCTCGACTACCTCCTCAACTGGCGGCTCAACTGGCGGCTCAGGCTCTGGCTCTGGAGTAGGGTTAGCTGGGCTACCCTCGGCTGGCTCTACAGTTGTATCCACCACCACTTCGGGAGCTTCCCAATCTGGAGCAGGGACAGCCCTCTCCGCGTCAGAAGCCACCTGTGCGTCAAGGTTGGCGATCCAGCCGTTATCCGCAGCCATCTGACTGACCACCTCGGCTGCCTTGCCCTTCCAAGTGCTGACTGCTGGGCATTTCCCGTGTTCAGGTCGCCACACTCCATCCACATAACCCGGCCAACGAGCGTCATCTGCGGCGTTCTCGTCCCGTGCCTGTATTCCTATCACGACCTCGCAGATTTTACCCGCGTGGGTCGCACCCTCTGGATTCACTAATGGCTCCAGCCGACATACCCTGTATATGTTTCCCATAATGTTTTATTTATTTAGCTTGTGTGTCTACTGGCTCCAGCGTGGATGCCAGCATTTGTGTAAATCTTGCCAACCCTTCAGCGGGTGGGTTCTGTGTTGCCTCAACGTCAATTGAATAACGTGCGCTGAAGTCTGTGCTTCTGGTGTTCTCGGAGTGGGAGGTGACTGTTCCAGTATGTGAATTGGAATGACTCCCGCCCGCCTGAAAGCCTATGCCCCAGAAGTGGCCGCTAACAGAAGCGTGAACCTCTGACTCTGAATGATCCTCCTGCTTGTCGTCGTGAGACTCCGTGTTCTGGGAGTGGCTCTTGACCTCCATATCAAAGTGTATTTTGACATCCGAAATAGACAAGTTAGGTATCGTCACCATTGTAAGCAGCGGCATCTTGACCATCTGCTTCATCGGGGTTGTTTGCCCCTTAACCAGCCGTTCAACTTCTACGTCAACGGTCTTTGTTCTAGTCTTCTTCGGATCGTCAGGGTCAGGCTCAAAGCCAATCTGTGAAACGAAGTCTAGTGTTACGCCAGCTAATTTCTTCTGTCCTTTAGCGGCGCTGACCAACGGGTCAACGATGAGTTCCGAGATCGGCAGACCTTGGAAATCCTTCAACTGTTTATCATCTGCTCCGGGCATAATGTTTTTATATTGTAGGTATTAACTTAACTAGGTTATCGCCAACACGCGCCATGCCTTCTGCTTGGTCTGTGCTGGAAAATTTTATCTTCACGTTTGCCATCTTGGACTTTCTTAGCTTACCCAAGCAGCCCAACGCTTTATCACCGTCATGGTCTAGGTTTATTTCTAGGTCAATCTCGCAGCTATCAATCTTCAGGGAGTTGTGGGGAACCAACGTAAACAATGGAGCCTCAAAGTCCTTCCCGTTCAGAACCATCTTCACGGTCTTTGGTGTGCCGTCATCGTTGAAGTACGCCTTCCGTATGTTCTGGGAGTGGTTCTCCTCAACCGCCTTCTGCGCCTCCACTACTGCTGTGTAAAGGGCATCAAATATGTTCTGTACAGTTCCTGCCATTATTTTTTACTCCGCTGCATGAGCCTTGGGATAATGTTCGTCTGCACAATTACTGGTGGTGGTTCATAAAATTCTATCTCAAGTCCGCCGAGGTCTAGGTCTAGGTTTTTCACGTTCATCAGGCTCCTGCACCCTGTCAGTACGAGCGATAATAAACAGATCGTGATAGTTGCGATGCTGCTCCTTGAGTTCAGCCAACTCCTGCTTGAGCCTACACATTTCCCCGCGCACTTCAGTAAGTCCGTCAATGAGTTTGATCGTAATATCTTTGTGTTCATCTAGTGATCCCGTTAAGTTTGTGAATAGAAAGTTGGTCAACCGAACCACATAGTAGGAGACACCAAAG